GGCGTACCAGATTTGCTCGGATATAATAATTTATGCGGGTTTTTTATGGTGGAATTAAAATTCACTCAATCAAATAAAATCAAATTTTCCCCTCATCAAATACTATTTCATACAACCAGAAATGAGCGGAATTTTATACTAGTCGAACAAGCGCACCGCGCTTCCTCTTCATCTATAAAACTTTTTAGCTCCTCTGAAATAAATAATCTAATCATAGGAATAGACAAAGCCGCTCCGCTAGCCGTGGACGATTATAAACTAATGACAAAAATTTTAATCAACCAAAAATAATCGCGCCGCACGCTCCGGCGCATCGCCGGCCGCGCTTCGCGTTTGCATAACCGCGCGCCGCTGTCAATGCGACATAGTGTCGCACGCAACCAAAAGTTGTGCTTGTGCGCCAAGGGCCCACCCACCCAGAGAAAAAAACAAAACGCGAACACCGATTCGCGGGACGCTTGTATTTGGTGCTTGTGCACTATGGGCCCACCCACCCTTAAAAAAATAACGCTTGCGCACTACGGGCCCTCCCTCTCCTCCCCCCTGCTGATTTTTTTGATTTAAAAAAAAGAGCCACAACTTTTGATTGTGGCTCCAGACTGTTTTGTTATTTAAAAACTTAAATTAAGTCTACTATGGTAAAATCTTCTTTACTTCTTTTAAACCAATCTTTAAGTTTTTTATAAACTTGTTTTTTTGTTTTACTTTCAAGAGAAACAAGTCTTTCATATCCTTTGAATAAAGATATATAATGAATTGGTTTATTTATTAAATCTCCCTCATCAACCATATATCTTAGTTTTATTTGTGTCATATATACACCTTTCTGTTATATAATTATTATCTTATATAATCCCATAAGTCAATGCGACATATTGTCGCAGTTATTGCTTGAGCTCTATGGGCCCACCCACCCCTAGGGAATTAAAAAAAACCACGGGCCGATATTATCGACCCGTGGGTAGTGATTGTCTTATCGCTTTGATTCTTCTTCTACTAAGCCGTCTATTGTATCGTATATTAAAGTTTCAACCTCTTTTAAGGTTAATGTATTTTTTAAGTTTATGAAGTGCGTTCTAGTGCTGTGTTTATGTTCTAGAATAACACTCCAGTTGCCGTCTTTGCTTTCTAAGCTGTTAATGTTCCAGCCTTGGTATGACCTCATAGTACCTCCTTTTTAGTTGTTATTTTATATCCTAACTTTTTAAGTAGTTCGATGACGTTTGGCATTAAAGTTTTATGACCAGACATCAAAGCGAACATCTTTGATTTTTCGCATATAGGGTAAACCAATTGATTACCGTATACACTTTTCTTTTCTACTACTAACTCCATTTGTTTTCCTTTCTATTAAAACAACATTTACTTCGTTGTCTTGTTTATCAAAATAAACTTTAACTTTTTTATTTTGAGCCTTTTTAAAATCATCTAAATTTACATAAGACCAATTATTAATATCAGAATTAATGTAGTCTAGATAATTATTAAAAGTTTTTACTTTCATTTTTTTCCTTTCTTGTTTCTGATCTCATCAGCACCGTAGTAAACGGTGGACGGCCCGTTAGGGCCGTTTCGATCTTATCTAAAAGTCTTACTGTCTAAAGTGAAAGCAGTTATCCCCTCACTTATAACTTCTTTTTTAAAACCTAAATCATCTAACTGATTTACTATTTCTGATTTATTTTCTAAAAGTTCATTTGTTTTATTTTCAACCATTCGCATAATTTTTAACATATATGCTTTTCTAGTTTCTGTTCTTACGTTTGTTTTATATCCAATGTAAGATCTAATTGTCGCTTTTAATAAACCAATTGAAAGCGATCCAATTAAAAAGTTTTCTCCGCATTGTTCAGCGAACTTTAATCTAAAAGCAATCTCATCAACATTACTTTTAGTTACTTCGTTCATATCAATCGCGGCTAATACCCAACCGAAACGCGACGCGTCTTTATGATCAAGGTCATTAAACTTATTAAAGTTAGCAACCTTAGTGTAGTCGTATTGTATTGCCATTTGTTTTCCTTTCTATTTTGTTTACTTGTCCTATTAAAGCATATGAGAACTAATAGGTCAAGCGATTAAGAATAATTATTTTTAATTATCCACAGCGATCCACGGGCCGTGGTCAGAATAGTGTCAAGCAATATATTTCTATCAACATACTATATGTAGTGGTGCGACACTATGACTCAGTCTGCTTGCGAACGTAGGGCCCACCCACCCCAAGGGATAGAGGTCCCAAGACGATTCGTATACTAGATGTTGTATGACCCCCCACCACCCTTTTTTGTAGCTTGGGTCCCGAGGGCCCACCCTTTATCCGAGTTTTAGACATACACTTGCTAAAAATAGTAAATGAGTTTACAATAAAAATATCAAAAAAATTTTATAGGCAAACCCTAAAAAAATAAATTTGATACAAAAACAGAGCCTAAAAAATTCTGCAAAATTTTTTTATGAACGAAGATATTCTAAATAAGCTTCCACCCGATGCACGTAAAGAATTTATAAATGTTGCATTAAAATTATCAGAAAAGAAAACCAAGTCAAAAGTCAAAGATGACTTCATGGTTTTTGTTAAACATGTTTGGCCAGAATTTATAGAAGGCGAACACCATAAAGTTATAGCAGAAAAATTTAATAGACTAGCTAAGGGTGAAGTTAAACGATTAATTATTAACATGCCTCCAAGGCATACTAAATCTGAATTCAGTTCTTTCTTGCTTCCTGCATGGATGATCGGAAGAAAACCAGATTTAAAAATTATCCAATCAACCCACACCACGGAGCTCGCTGTTCGCTTCGGTAGGAAAGCTAAAAACTTAATGGACTCGGTTGAATATAAACAAGTCTTTGATACTAGACTTAGAGAAGATTCTCAGGCAGCTGGTAAATGGGAAACTGAACAAGGTGGAGAATACTATGCAGCCGGTGTCGGATCGGCGATCACGGGCCGCGGCGCGGATTTACTTATCATCGATGACCCACACTCAGAGCAAGATGCGTTGAACATGCAATCCATGGAACGTGCATATGAATGGTACACCTCAGGACCTCGTCAGCGATTACAACCAGGTGGAGCAATTGTATTGGTTATGACAAGATGGAACATGAAAGATTTAACAGGCATGTTACTTAAATCTCAAAAAGAATTAAAATCAGATAGGTGGGAGATTGTAGAATTTCCTGCAATACTACCATCAGGTAAACCTGTATGGCCAGAGTATTGGAAGCTTGAAGAATTAGAAGGTGTTAAAGCATCTTTATCTGTTGGTAAATGGAATGCACAATGGATGCAAAATCCAACAGCTGAAGAGGGATCATTAATCAAACGTGAATGGTGGAAGGTTTGGAATAAGGATTATATTCCACCTCTTCAACATGTCATACAAAGTTATGATACTGCATTTTTAAAAAAGGAAACTGCGGATTATTCTGCAATAACTACTTGGGGTGTATTCTATCCTGACCAAGATAGTCCTGCTAATTTAATATTATTAGATGCAGTTAAGGAAAGATTGGAGTTTCCTGAACTAAAGAAAAAAGCTATGGAACAATATAGATATTGGAATCCTGAAACGGTTATTATAGAATCTAAGGCTTCTGGTATGCCGCTTACATATGAGTTGCGTAAAATGGGGATACCTGTTATAAATTTCACTCCTAGCAAAGGAAATGATAAACATGCTAGGGTAAATGCGGTTGCTCCTATTTTTGAAAGTGGACTAGTATGGGCACCGGATGAAAAATGGGCAGAAGAAGTTGTTGAGGAATGTGCTGCATTTCCATATGGAGATAATGACGATTTAGTGGATAGCACAACTCAGGCAGTAATGCGTTTTAGACAAGGTGGTTTTATTTCGCATCCAGAAGACTATGAAGAAGATTCAATACCACCGGTTGAGAGAACTTATTACTAAGGAATAATTTATGCCAATAGCAGCACCTCTTTTACTTCCATTTGCAGAAGCAGTCGGCATTGCAATCGCGGGCCGCGGTTTGATGGAAATATCCGAGCAAGTACAAAAATTTATACAAAACAATCCAGACGTATCACAAAAGATTTTATCTATGATCAGTCCACAAATGGAAGGACTATCATCTTTGATGGCGAAGAAAAAAGAACCTACAGAAGAAATTCAAGAAACAGAAGTGACAGAAACTAAACCAAGATTAACAGCAGAAGAAAAAAGTCAAAGAATTAAAGAAGCAGTTCGTAGAGGTAGAGAAGGTAGAGGAAACTATTCAGATCCAGATGCAGAAGGTGCAGCATCTAGTATTCGCGGTAATGTAATCCGAGAAGTAGAAGATATGGGTATGGCTTCTAAAAAAAGAACTCCACGTAAAGAACCAGAATCAGGAGAAGATGAAATATCAGGATCAACATTTACAGAAATGTTTAGACAACTTGGTAGAGATAAAGCAAGCACAGGAGAATTTAAAGATCTAGGTGCCATGTTAAAAAATTATGTTAAGACTAGAAAGAAAGATGGTGGCATTATTAATACAACATTAACTAAAGGTGTTAAATAATTATGGGCGCAATCATGTCGAGAATGATATCAGGTCCAAATGGAATAATTTCAAAAGTTAGAGATATAACTAGTAATATGGTTAAAGCCCAATCAGGAACACAGATTCCAACAACACCAGCTCCATTAGTATTTAATAATCCAGATAGAGCAGCAAGAATAGAATCCTCTTTAAAGAATGCAGCCTTTGGTGGAGGCGATATTAGAAATATTTTAGAACAATTATTAAAAGCTAATTACTTAGCTACAGGTGGTAGAGTGGGTTATGAAATGGGTGGAGATGTTATGAATCCATATGCTGAAACTATAAGATATAATCCTAATCTAGGTCAGTTTGTAAATGCAACAAATCAACAACCCGTAGATCAAGAACAGTTATTACAATGGTCAGCACAAAACCCTGAACCATTAAAGACACGTAATCAAATAGACCCAGCATTACTTGGACAACTAATTCAAACATTGAAATCATAAACAAAATCATATAGGATATTATAATGGCAGAAATAGACGACGCTTTACCCAATACCAAAACCACAGTTGAACTTCCAAGCGAAGCTGAAATAATTCAAGAACAAGAAAGTCAAATCGAACAAGTTGAGAGTGAAGGTGGTCCTGTTGAAATTAAAATGGATGAAGATGGTGGAGCAGAAATTTCTTTTGATCCAAAGATTGCATCACCAGAAGGTGGAGAAGATCATAATGCAAACCTTGCAGAATTTTTAGGCGACGATGTTTTAGATCCGCTTGGTAACGATCTCTATAATCAATATGTTGAATATAAAGAATCCAGAGGAGATTGGGAAGATAGTTACAGAGAAGGTTTAGATTTATTAGGATTTAAATACGTAAAAAGAACAGAACCATTTAGAGGAGCTTCAGGTGTAACACATCCAGTTCTTGCAGAAGCAGTTACTCAATTTCAAGCTCAAGCTTATAAAGAATTATTACCAGCAGAAGGACCCGTTAGAGTTCAGATTTTAGGAGATATCAATCCAGAAAAACAAGACCAAGCAAATCGTGTTAAAGATTTTATGAACTATCAAATCATGGATCAGATGAAAGAGTATGAACCTGAATTTGATCAAATGCTTTTCTATTTACCCCTAAGCGGTTCTGCCTTTAAGAAAGTTTACTATGATGATCTTTTAGGTAGAGCCGTTTCAAAATTTATACCATCAGAAGATATCGTTGTACCTTACTCTGCAAATTCATTAGATGATGCAGAAGCAATAATTCACATTGTAAAGATTTCTAAAAATGATTTAAGAAAACAACAAGTAGGTGGATTCTATAAAGATGTAGAATTAACATCACAACCTGCTCTTAAAGAAAGTGCAATTAAAGAAAAAGAATTAGATCTACAAGGCTTAACTGCAAACTCTTCAGAAGATATTTATACTCTTCTTGAAATGCATGTGAATATAGATCTTGAAGGATATGAAGATGTTGATCCAACAACTGGTGAGCCCACAGGAATTAAATTACCTTACGTTGTAACATTAGATGAAGACTCAAATAAAATTTTATCTATTAGAAGAAACTATGCACAAGACGATATTTTAAAAAGAAGAATCAATTACTTTGTACACTTTAAATTTTTACCAGGTTTAGGTTTCTATGGATTTGGTTTAATTCATATGATCGGTGGATTATCTAGAACTGCAACAGCAGCGTTACGTCAATTACTAGATGCAGGAACTTTAGCAAATTTACCAGCTGGATTTAAACAAAGAGGAATTAGAATTAGAGATGATGCTCAACCTATTCAACCAGGTGAGTTCAGAGATGTAGATGCTCCTGGTGGAAACATCAGAGATTCATTTATGCAATTACCATTCAAAGGACCTGATCAAACATTACTTGCATTGATGGGTATCTGCGTTCAGAGTGCTCAACGCTTCGCGAGCATCGCTGACTCACAAGTAGGCGATATGAACCAACAAGCAGCCGTGGGTACTACTGTGGCGCTATTGGAACGTGGATCGCGGGTTATGTCTGCTATTCATAAAAGACTTTATGTTGGCTTGAAAAA